TCTTTCTTCTTCTCTAACTCACCCAAGACATAATCAAATATTTGTTTTGATACTTTTAATACTTCATCAAATGTCTCACATAAAGAAACTTTGTTGACATAAAACATTTCATCTGTTGAGAAAGGAATGTTGTAGTGTGTTCCAATCTTGAACTGAAGATTGATTCTGTCAAGAAGATTCATCTCAGAGATATCTTTTTGCTTGACTTGAAAGAAATCTTTCTTGTGTAGTTCTGTATATCCTTTGAAAAATGTTTTTGCAATNCCCTCATAACGCCTCTTCATCAACTTTTCAATACGAGCATCCTCAACAATATTAACGATAGAAGGATTCATCTTATACTCTTTCCACCACTCTCTGTCTGGTGTATAGAGTGCATGTCCAACTTCATGACTCACCAACATATCAATAACTTCATTAGTTGTGTTCTCCCACATAGGGAGAGTCAATACTCTTGACTGTACATTGAATTGTGCTGTCTCAACTTTCTTGTGCTCTACAACTAAATCCTCTGTAGCAAGTAGTTTAGCAAGTTGTGATTTGATTTCGTGATTGGTTGTCATTGGATCTCTGTCGTATATACCTATTATACAAAGAAACCCTACCATGGGCAGGGTTAAGTAGACACTTTATTAACTGTCTACGCCTTTCTCTTGCAGCACGTAGAGCCTGTGGTTTAAGTTTTCGTTTCTTCTCCTTCTTGGAGTGATGTTGCCAGTTTGGGACTTTCATCTTTTTAAATATTTATATTATAGCACTAAATCCCTTAACCTTACCAAACTTAATAACTTTTTCAAATTTATCTTCCATACCTGTTTTATGAGATATGACAAATGTATTTGCATCTTTTATCACATAACGTATAATCTTCAAAAACTCTTCAGTTCCAAAACCATCAAGAGATGAATCAAATACCTCATCCATAATTAAAAGATTCGTATTCACAGAGTTCTTGACTCTCGCAACTTCTCTCCATGTAAAGAGTAGTGCTAAGTCAATACGCATCTTTTCACCTTCACTAAAAGAAGAATATGAAAAATCTTCATGTATCGGAGATTCAATAGTTTCGTTAAATTCTTCGTCTAGTTTAAAATTAATATAAAAATCCATCATCTGCAAATAACGGTTCACTTGCTGATTAATAAATGGTAAATATTTTTTAATTATTTTTGTTTTAACACCATCGTCTTTTAGGAGAGAATATGAAAAATCATAGTAAACCATTTCCTCTCTTTGTGATGAAGACTTTTCAAGTGTAGAATTGAGATTATTTTTAAACTCTTTTAATTTTTCATGTTCAGTATTTCTATTTTTAAATTGTTCGGTAATAGTTTGAATTTCTGATTCCAAATCTCTGATCTGTCGTTGACAAGCAGATATCTTAGTATTGTTTTTAGAAATGTCATTGTTGAGTTTAATAATCTCCTTTGATATTTTTTGAAACTGACGTTCTCGGTCTTGCTCTTTTTTGATGGTTTCTTCAAGGTCTTTATAACCCTTCTTAAGTTCCTTGGCTTTAGTTTGAACGTCAGTAATTTTATTTAAGCGAAACTCTTCCTCTATGGGTTGAGTACATGTAGGGCATGATACATTATCACTAAAGAACTTATGTTCCTTGGTAAGGGTTGATACCCTATTGGATAATTTACCTTTTAAATTGTTAAGCTTTAGTAACTTTTCTCCTGCACCAATTAATTTTTCTTGACGTTCGATTAAAGTGTCAACAGATCCTTCTATGAGTAAATTTGCTATTGAACAACCTTCTGATTCAGTAGATAAAGAATCTATCTTTTTCTTTTTGAAATCAATATTACTCTTTCCTTGATCTTCCAACTCTTTAATAAAATTCTTTTGCATGTCTATTTTATCTTTGATATTATCTTTCTTTAAGTCTAATGACCTTAAGTTTTCTCTTTGAACTCTCAACTTCTCTTTAATGAGATTATTCATAGCAGAAAATATACGAATATCTAAAAGATCCTCTATAACTTCTCTACGATTATTTACGGATAATTGCATGAAAGGAACAAACGTACTACTTCCTAATATAACTATCTGAGTAAATGATTTATAATTTAATTTTAAAATATTTTCCTCTAGTATTTTCTGATTTGATCTATCATCAGCTTGTTTACTCAATTGATTTCCATCAATCTCAATATCAAAAACATTTGGTTTGATGCCTCTTCTCACGAAATAGTTTTTATTATTTGATGAAAACTCTATCTCAACTAAACATTCTCTCTCATTTGATGAATTAATTAACTGCGATTTAGTAATTTTTCGAAAAGATTTATTAAACAATACAAAAGTCAAAGCATCAAGCATTGTAGATTTACCTGCACCATTGACACCAATAATTAAATTAGTTGTAGCTTCTTGAAAATTAACTTCATTCCAATGATCCCCAGTAGAAAGGAAGTTTTTCCATTTTATTTTTTTAAATATAATCATTTTTTAGGTGGAATAATAATGTCATTTTCTGTGATGATTGCATACTTGTAATTGTTTACTTTACAAGTTCTAAGTGCAAGATCATCATCAATTTCTATTACAATCATATCACTATTATCTTCATCGTCCATTAACATCATAGCATATCTTTCAGCATCGTCCTCTTGTTCAAAAAGAAATAAAACTTTATGTCCTGTTTTATCCTCAACAGCATATACTCCTGTTTCCTTTTTGTCTTTAAGTGTGAGAAGATACATCATTCTACCTCGCAAGCTTGTCGATACAAATTTTGAAATATATTTTTAACTACACTCTTATCATAATCAAAATCAGATTCATCGATATATCTATTTAAAATAGAAATCGTGTTCTCTTCATCATACTCTTCAAAATTATCATTAGTGTTTATCGCAAAATTTTCTACTATCTTTAAATCTTGTATACCAGAATTATAAAGTTTATCAATAAATTTTTCAAATTGTTTGATATCAGTTTTTTTTCGAACAATAACTTTTACTATTTTATCGTTATATTGTCTAAAATCAAAAGTTTGATAGGGTGTATCATCATAATAAATGTTATAAAATAATCTATATGGATTATTTATTGATTGATGTGTTTTATTATCAGTGTCAAATATGTGAAAACCCCTGTCATCATTTACATCGTTCCAATACATTTCATATGGATTTCCCAAATAATATATCTTTTCATTATCAGATCTTGTATGATAATGTCCCGAATATACTTTTTCAAATTTATTGAAGATGTCAATGTTCATACCATCTTCCATTACATGATACTTATGTGCTTTGAATCCATTTAATTCTAAATGTCCCATTGCAANTTTTGCTTCAGTTTCTTCAATAATCGATGCAGTTTCCTCATAATTTTCAGAATTTATCCAAGGCAACATTAATACTTTAAGTCCATCTAACTCTATTTCTGTAGCTTTTGAATATACATTAATATTTGAATAATTTCTTAATAATAATTCTGGAGAGTTAACATCATTGGTATTTTTATAATAACAATCATGATTACCAATAGTTAAATGGACATTATATTTTTTAAGAGGTTCAAAAACAACTCTCTTTGCCCACTCAAGACTTTGTAAATCAATTGACTTGCGACTATCAAATATATCACCCATATGAACTACAGTGTCTATCTGATATTTTTCCAAAGAAGGAAAGAAAACATCACGATAAAACATTTCAAAGTAATCATGAAGATGTTTTGATCCCTTACGTGCGCCGTAATGAGTATCAGTTATAATTGCAACTTTCATCTATTATTATTTCGATACTGAATATTATCTTTAATTGTATTATAATCAGAACTACTACCTGCCATCGCACCATCATCTACTGTCATCACTTCTTCAAATCCAGTCTTTTCAATTATCTTTGTTTTAATATCCAATTGTTTCTTTTCTTTTTGTATTCTTCTTAAGAATGCATAGTGTATGACTTGAGTAAAATATGCAAAAGGATTTCTAGATTTTTCTGGATTAAAATTATTAATGTACTGAACACAATTCTCAATACCATCAGATATCATATCCTCACGGAACATGTAGTTTACAAAGTTTGGTTTATATGATAAGTGTGTAGCAATCTTCAAAAAACATGATCCCAAATAATTAGGGATTGGTGGTTTCCCTTCCCAAGCTCCTGTCTTTGGTGGATCTTCCTTGTACTTTTTAAAATATATTTCCTTTGCTTTTAAAACTTTAGTTCTATAAACTATCATTGCTTCTAAAAGTTCTTTATTATTGACATAATGCTCTGTTTTTTTTCTTGGCATAGTATCTCTCAAGTTAAATTCAGTATAACATAAATTAATATACTTGACAAGTTCGTAAAGTACATGTACAATAACCTTTGTGAGGTTTTAAGGGTTTTATTAGTTCTCTTTCAGTCCTTTAAATATATCTTCAAGCCTCTTACGAGCATCTTGAACAGAAGATATGTAACCCATGGAGGAATCAGGTTTTATTTGATTATCTGATACTTTTATACTGATGTCATCAGGGTCAGAGATATAATCATTATATACATTAATTAACTTTTTGTCTTTAGACTCTGTTATATACAGAACTTTATCCATCTTTATAATAAAAAAGTCCTCATCACTTAATTCAATCCATGGTTTTACTTTAATATAAGATCCTTCATGACTGTTAAACATGTTGATTATAACTGGATTTTGAAGAACGATTACAGTATCATCATTAACTTCATCAGACATCACTAGAGAAAAAATTTCTTCTCCAGAGACAAGTTTAATGATAGCGTAAAATTCTTCTCCCATTATATCAGATCGTAGTTTACAATGCATCTAACATTATTTATAGGTTGTTCAGCTGTATGATATAAAGATCCGTCAAATAGAACAACTCTTCCTTGTTTTGGTGTGACTTTTTCTTTGATTGTATAATTTTCTGATTTTACTGTTTCATTGTATATGATTGTATCACCATCACTATCCATAACATAATATAACATTACAAAATGTTTTTCAAAGAGATCAGTATGAGGAGTATCAACATTTGGTTTTTCTGAAAATAAAGGTAATTGTAAAAATGATCTACCCTGATACACATCAACTTCCCTTATGTTTAATTTTTCACATGAGTTTTCTATTAATTGTAAGAATAATTCATGAAATAAACTTGAAACATAACCTAAACGATTATCATCATTTTCATTATATTTTACCAGTGCATGAAAAAATCCAGGTCTTTTTTGAGAATCAGGTAGATTATCATTGGTTACATCTTTTGTAAGATACCATGGGAATTCACCTATATCATTGAGAATTTCATCACCCAGTAAAATATTTTTTATTTTTTCTTGATGTTCAACATTGATAATATCATCAAATACTAAAATTTGATTATCCATTATTTTTTCAAAGGTATGTTTTTTATGTCATAATTGAAATTTTCTTCGTTGTATATTTTAATTCTTTCAATTAAATGATTTAAAGTATAGTTTTTTCTTGATTTGTAACTAATATCATCAGCTATATCATATAGTGTTGCCTTCTCTTTATTCTCTCCCTTTCGTAAAACTCTACCAATTGATTGTAAATTACGAATTCTTGATTTAGATGGTGAAGCAAATATTATGTTGTGTAGATTTTTGATATTAATTCCGGTAGAAAAGGTTCCGTATGAGGCAACGATAATAGCATCACTCTCTTGCTCAGTGATCTCTCGAACTTTCTCTCTGTCTTCGGTGTCCACTCCACCATGAATAAAAAAGACATTACGACTCTCAATAAGATTATTATTATTTATTAGTTCATATAAAGGTTGTCCATGTCCCTCGACTCTGGCAAATAGAATCAAAGTATTTCCTTTAAGATCAAGAGCAAGATTTTTAATGAAGTTATTTCGACGATGATGACTAATGATGTATTGAACTTCTTCTTCAAAGGTTTCAAATTTAGTTGGTGGGTGTTTCAATAGAAGCACATTGATGTCCAGTTTAGCGAGATGCCCTTTCTTCATGAGTTCATCAGTTTTGATGATCTTNTAGGAAGGTCCGAACAATCCCTCAAGAACCCATTTGTGAGTCTGTGTGCCATCAAGAGTTCCTGTGAATCCATATCTATATTTTGCATTACTTAATTTTGTCATTATAGATATTAATGACTTCGATTTAAATTGATGTGCTTCATCACCAATTACAACACTGAATCTATCAAAATATTTTCTTGGTAGTTTATATATTGACTGCCATGTTGTAATAATGACTTGAGAGTCTGTCTCTCTTTCTTTTCCCGCATAAATTTTATGGCAAAATGAACCAACATCCCACCCATAATCTAAAAAATCTTTATACATCTGTTCTACAAGGGAAGTCGTTGGAACAACTATCAGTGTATTTTGATTTTTTTCAACAAAATATCGGACAATCGAATATATCATCATGGATTTACCTGAAGCAGTTGGAGATATCAATAACTTCCTATTATATCTTAGAGCGTCGAATACTCCGTCAATCTGATACTCTCTGGGTAAATGTTTGCAAATAGATTTCATATAATCACTCACCCCTTCCTTTGATATACCTTCGTTTACTTCAAAAGGTAAACCATAGTATTCATTATTTTTAAATTCGTAAGTATATTTGTGATCTTTACAAAACTGTATTAACTTATCAAGTAATCCTACATATATTTCCCCTGTGTGATTACTGAAAAGACGAATTTTTCCATCCCAATATTTATTTCTATATTGAGGCATGAACTTTGCACCTGGCACATCAAATGTAAAATAATCAGATAACTCATAATATACGTGAGGATCTGATTTTACTTGTAAATGCACCTCATTTTTTTTCAAAATGATCAAATGTGACATTGTATAAAATCACTTTTAATTATTTATATCCTTTCTCTGAGTGAAATCTATACCTTCCATATGATCATATTCATGTTGAAATACTCTTGAAGCTAGTCCTTCCAACTTTAGTTTATGTGTTTTTTTATCAACATCTTCATACTTGACTACAATTTTATCTGGTCTTTTAACTTTTAAGAAAACATCTGGATATGATAAACATCCTTCTTCCATTTCAATCTCTTCAGTATATGATTTGATGATACGAGGATTGAAGCATACTATTGTTTCGTTATGCTCTAAGTCTCTTATCATAGCGAATGCTCTCTCCCATATGCCTATTTGATTTGCAGATATACCTATGCCATTATAATGGATCATATTCTCAATTAAAATCTTTGATAACTCATGTCGATCTAAATTATAACTGCATGAATTTATTGGATGATGAAATAATTGATGCTCTGGTTTAACTAATCCCTTTATCATTAGAATCCTGATTGAAACTTTTGCCACTCGATGGCATTTTTAATTTGATATGTGCGACCCGATATATTTCTAATTATCTCTTCTAAAAATTTCAGTGTAACATCATAATATTTTATCTTCATATCAATTGTATTTAACCTTTCATCCGCTTCCATGTGCCTCTGTATTGCGTCTTTCTCTCTAACCTTATACGGAAATGGTTCTTGAACATAAACTTCTGCAGGTGCTTTTCCTGTATAATAATTATGTCTTTCCAAACGTATACGATTATATGATTCTTTTGCCTTCTCCCTCAGTAATGAAATAGTATTATAAATTGTATAATACTTTGAGTGAAGTTGAGGTATTTTTAATGATTCATCATGTAGGTTATCAGGATCAATAACAGAGTCTTTCTGCCACATCTCCTGAATTTGATCAAGGTTCATAAGGGTGTTCTGCCATCAGGTTCTACTATATTATACACTGTATATTTAAAAACTGCTTCAGCTGTAAAGTAATTTATATCAGTATCAGATGCTGTGAAATCTAATGAAGTCAAACTGATAGGAAACAAATCATTAAATTTTACAATTGCAACGTCTCTATAATTACTATTCAATATATGTAAACTACCATCACAGAAACTCTCTCCTCTATCTAATAATCCATCTTCGTCTGTATTTAAATCTTTAAATTCTTGAGTTGTTTCTGGATATCCTAGTCCCTTTAACCAATTATGAACTAACATATAGTTTTCTAAATTTTCATCTACTAGAAAATTTAATGTGAAGTCACCAAATTGTAATTTATCACCAGGCACGTCAATATCCTTCAGATAACTTGATTGGATTGCTGTGCCCAATGTAAGATCTGGAATTCTTGAGGAGTAAGAAAAAAATGTTATCTTTTGATTTTTAGAAAGTGTAAATTTAAATCCTATAGGAGATAAAAAATTACGATTTTCTATTTGATTTCGATATGCACGAGCCATGATTACTCACTAACAACAGTGGAGTTTTTCCACCAGTTTGGTTGATATGTATATGTTTTATCTCCAATAGTTCTAGTAACAGTTGTTGCTGCTTGTGTATTAGCGTCAGATTCTGAAGAGTATTGTTTACGATCAGAATATGTGTCTGTCCAAGTGTTATCTCCTTTCCAATAAAGATCACCGGTTCCTAGAGTTTTTGGAGTTTTAATGTGATAAGGCATCTTTTTTCAAATCTTTTTTAATTTTTTTTGCGTAAGTGACTTCTTCTTCAGTATACAATGACGGATTTTTCTTTGCTCTTTTAAGGATAAGTTTAGCTGCTTTTTTATCATTCATATAAGTATTTATCACATAAAAAAAAGGGGGTAGTGCCCCCTTTTCTAATTCTATTAGGAGAAAACCTCCTTACAAATACGTTTGCATATGTGTTGATCATCATTACATTCAATCAAGCACTCGTAGTATTCGTCGATTAAATCATTACTTGGTTCATGTTTAGAACCTGCCAATTGATTAAAGGAAATTAGATTGTGCATAGTTGACCCTGATGATTCTCTCCCATAACGAAGAACTTTAATTCATCTTGTTCTCCATAACCTCATAGATATTTATCTTGAAATAAACATAAAAAAANGCATTCCTTAACAAAAAGAAATGCCTACGAGTTTATACCTATCTCTTAATAAATGAATTAGGTTGTTCTTTGTCATCACCAGATTGAATCTGTGGCATCCAAAATTTACGTTCTACAGGAAGCTTAAATTCTCCATTAAGAAGTAATTGATTATTTCCATAAGCAGCTACTTTTTTAAAAACATTTGTTGCTAATTCCCACATCTTATCTGCTTGTTCTCTTCTTAGTTCAACGATTTCGGGACTATCACCTTTATTGTTGACATGCTCCGCAATAACTTGTACTTTACCTGTTTCAAAGTACTGTTTAAGAACATTGAATATACGATCAATAAAATAACTGTCTGGGAAGAAGTAATCTACTTCATCATTATCCACACATTTNGTTTCATACCAATCTTTACATTCTTTATCGCGCCAAGATCGAGTTTGTGTTGGAACATCCTCTTGAAGAAGAACTTTACGTACAGCATCATTTTTCTTAGATGTGTCAAGATTAGTTGCACATTCATAAACTGCATCCTTAATAGCAGGTTCTTCTTTCTTAAGATCTCCTCTTGATATAAGTTGACTCATGGTCAAAACTAAATCTTTAACAGTGTGAACCTCTCTTGGTTGTGCATCATTTAATTTATGCAAGTACATATATTTGTTAAATCTTGCACTTCTTATCACCTCACCAGTTTCTGGATCAATTGTGTCATGAAATCTGACAACATCAAAGACATCACCATTGTCTCCCTGATTATTAAGACAATCTGCTTTGTATCTAGTGATGCCATCATTTGCCTCATACAGGTATGAATCACCTACTATATCAACTATATTGTTCTGTTCAACAACTGGTCTTGCAGAATCTAATGGAATTCCTTTGCGACGTGACTCAGCTAAATCTTTGATGTTAGAAGATGAAGATCCTCTTTCTCTAACTGGATTTTCTTCACCACCTTCACCATAAAAAATATTTTTATATTTTATAAAAACCCTACGAACATGCTCTACTCCTTCAGATGTTTGGAATTCAGCTGTGAATTCGTTTATTGGTGTTTTTGAAAGATTATCATAATCGACTCTACCTTCTATGGTATTGTCGTTATCTAAAAATGGAATTGTAGTCATTACCTTTCCTCGTATGTAATTGATTGACAAATCAATCGTAGCACAAGGTCAATAAAAAAGCAACCCCGAAGGATTGCTTTGTGTTGAATATGTAATATCTGAATTACATGAGGTTTTGAACTGTAACTCTTCTGTAGTAACGGTTAGAGTTAACTTTAAGAGCACCAAGACCCTGAGTAGTACCTTCTGCAAATGGGTTTGCAACGATACCATAACGAGTCTTAAATCCAATTTTTGGCTGGAAGGTGTTCTCTCCAACTGCACGAACCATCTGTAGTGGTACATATGGGCAGTAGAATAGTCCTGCGTCATAAGGTGATGTACCTTTGTAACCCATGACATAATACTGTTTACCAGTACCAGATCCTGTTACAGGTGCGTTTGCTGAATAAGGATCGATGTATACTCTATACTTACCTTGAAGAACACCAGCAAATGTGTTACCTGTGTCATCAACGTTAAGGTTAGCATTAAGTGCTGGAGTATAATCTAATACACCCGCCATTGTTAATGCTGATGCAACGTCTGCGGAGCAAAGGATCATGTTACCCTTTCCACGACGAGTTCTTTGTGCGATTGCGTTAGCATCTCTTTCCATTTGGAAGATAAGTCCCTTGAATTTCTCAACTGACCATCTACCATTTGAATCGATGTCTAAGTCAAATGTTCCAGAAGTAGCAACGTTTTGAGTAGCACCAGTTTCAGCAACCTTATAGATTGTTCTGATAACTTCTCTGTTGATCTCAGCAAGAATCTCTGTTGAGAGAATGTTTGCTAATTCTGCCTCTGCGTTAAGACCGTGAATTGCCTTAAGGTCTTGAGCTAGTTCTAAACTGTACTCTGCCTTTAGTGCTCTTGTCTTAGCAGTAACTGTGACTTTCTCGATTGAGAATGCCATTTGGTTGAAGTCTGCACCAGATGAACCAAGTGCTTCTGACTTCTCAGTATCCATACCACGACCAGTTGCATAACCCTTCTGAGTTGTATCAGTGCTTGGGTTAAGAAGTGATGGGTTGTTTTTGTCTGCGTCAAATGCGCCTGGATTTTGGGCAGTTGTACCCATACCAACGTTGACTCCAGTTTGTCCACCTTCGTTCTGTGTATATCCTGTACCGATATCGCCATCTGCGAATGAGGAAGATACACCAGAGAAAGCTGAATCTGGTTCGTTGAACAATGCTTCACTACCTGATTGAGATGTGAATCTTGATCTCATTGCGAAGATAAGTCCTGTTGGACCTGTCATTGGTTGAACACCAGCTAAGTCATATGCGACTAAGTTTGGCATTGAACGACGAATCAAACTGATAAGAACAGGGTCGAAACCTGCGGTAGGACCACCAGCTGGTGCTAATCCACCAAAACCTGAACTTGTGTTTCCGTTTGATCCGGTGCTGTTTGTTGGAACAGCTTCTGAAAGGAATTCTGATTCCTCTCTAATTGCTTTTTCTTGATTCTCCAGAAGAACTGCAGTCACCATTCTACGATGATTATCCTTTATAGGATCCATCCCATCATAGTCTAAAAGGGGTGCCCACTTCTCCTGCAGATGTTCAGAATTGATCTGCATTTGATTTTCCTTTGTTAAGTTTAATTGCTATAATAAAATCACTTCTTAGTAACTCTTTGTAAAGTCTGAAGATAAGATTCCATGACACCAGTTGTTTGAGTTGGTGCATGACCTGTTTCTGTGCTCTCAGATAAAGTTTCAGAAGTATCTTTTTGTACATCTGATGAGAAATATGAATTTCTCAAAGTCACTAATTTTTCACGATAGTTGTCTTCACTTTCGAACTCAACATTCTCAGAAAGAGATGCTAATTTCTCTTTTTGAGTAACGGCAAGACCCTCAGATACTTCTGAAAATATAACATCAGAAGTGGATTCTGCTAATCTTTTCTTAAGAGCAACATTTTTATCAATTTGCTCGTTGAGTTTATCTTCCATTTCATCAAGTTTTTCTACCATACTATTGAGTACATCATATTTATCTTCAGGGATTGATACATAATGTTCTTCAAATAGACTCTTCATTCCAGTAAGGAATGAATCAGTCATTTCTGATTTCAGCCCTCTTTCGAGTGCTAATTCATTTTCAGAAACCCACTCGTCAGCAACATACTCTAAGTATGCATCGACTCTTTCTGTGAGTTCTGTTTTTAATGAAGTAATTTCTTCGGTAAGAGCTTTTTCATACTCTTTTTCTACCTCTTCTTTTACTTCTGCTATTTTTGATGAAATAGCAGCTTCAAAGATTGTTCTTGCTTTTTCTTGAAATTCTTCAGAAAGCTCTTCTCCTGCAAGAAGTGCTTCAATGTCTTCTTCGACATTGATTTCTGCGATAATTTCTTCTTCAGCTTCTTCAGTTGTCTCTTCTTCTGAAACTACCTCTTCTTCGGAAGTCTCCTCTTCAGAAACAACCTCATCAGTTATTTCCTCATCTTCGGCAACAACTTCACCTTCAGATTCAGATTCCTCCTTTTTCATACCTGCTGGCATAGGGTCTGCAGGTTTTGCTCCTTTGTTTACAATATCTTTTACTTGTTTTAATATTGCACCAGGATCTTTTAATTTTGCTGAATCGTCATCAGGTTTATAATTTTCTGGGGTAGGACCACCTAAGTCATCGACTGAAGCGTTCATTCCTCCTGTGGTTAACTTCTGCATTGGATCTGCAGGTTTAGCCCCTTTGGTTACTACGTTTTCCATGTTGTGTAATTGTTGCCATCGGATATTTTTCTATATTTATTTATAGAACTTAAAGATTTGATAAGAAATCAGTAAATAAGTTGAGTTTGTGCTCTTCTAATCTACCTTGATCAACGAGAGTATTTATTCTCTTTTTTGTCATTGTTGCTTGTTGTTCACGAAGAATTCCTCCTTCCCAAACCCACTCTTTTCCTTCCATAATTCCAGATACAAATGCATCAGGAGCTGAAGGATCAGCAACGATATCTGCAGCAGTTGCTAACATAAAATCTTCACCAACTACTTTGCATCCATCACGATTTTCTTTTAGTGATCCAACACCACGAGACGAGACTCCGAGTGTTACACCTTCACCAATAAGTGACTTTGCAATCTTACCCATTGGTGTATCAAGAAGTTGTGCTTTTCCAACAAAATTATTTCCTTCTTGACGAAGAGATGTAATTTTATGAGAAACACGATCTAAGTTTACAGTCGGACCCTCTGGATGTCCAAGTTCACCGAGTGCACGACCTTTTTGTACAAAAGATTCATTATATCTTCCAACTTCTTTTGCAAGAGTTTGAACAGGATACATTCTTCCATTACGATTTTTGATGTCACCTTGCAAGAAAACTCCCTCAATATACATTTTCTTTTTAGCGCCTTTTCCTTCAACGATAAATTTAACTTGTGATACTTCTTCGGTAATTAATTTCATGTTACTAATGGGTAAATCCTACTTTAGATCCTTTAA